CAGCGTCAATTCCGATCCGATGCCGATCCGACAGCCGCAGAACGCCAGAAAAGACGGCGCGAAAAGCTTGTCACGCGTGACATCACGGACGTGTCACGAACACCAGAGCAGAGCAGAGCAGAGTCAGAACAGAATACAGATCAGAAAACAGAACAGATTTGTGAACAACCACTCGCCGTGGTTGTTCCGATGCGGAAGGCGACAAAGGGCTCAAGGCTGGATCCAGACTGGCAGCTACCAGACGACTGGATGACCTGGGCAAGGGTCAACTGCCCGGCAGCAACCGTTGAACAGATCCAGTATCAAGCCGCCCAGTTTCGGGACTATTGGATCGCCAAGCCGGGGGCGCAAGCATGCAAGTTGGACTGGGAGGCGACTTGGCGCAACTGGTGCCGTCGGGGCCTGAGCGAGGCCGGCATGCGCCGCCCGCAGTCGACAGGATCCTACCGCAAGACAGAGCCCAAGGTCGAACTCGACTGGGATGCCATCAACGCCTACGCAGCGAGGTTGGCATGAGCAACCACATCGTAAGCCGGTTCATTGCCGCCTTCGGGCCGCCGAAGGGCGCCGACGTTACCGCAGTAGCCGGGGAGTATGTTAGGGTCTGCAAGGGCGTTCCAGACGACGTGCTCGACGCCGCCGCATCCAACCTCATCGCCAGCCAGCATTACCGCTCATGGCCGACGGTTGCCGATGTTGCGGCCGCCATCCGGCAGGCAACCAGCAACCCGCATCGCAACCGCGTGTTTCCGGTGGAGCTCGAAAACTTTGAAGCATGGTGGCGGGACAAGCTCGACCGCGCTCGCCTGTCCAGATCCGACGACCAGCTGCGATCGATCTTTGCCGAGGTCGAGCCCTACGCCGCATCCGACATGATCAACCGCTGGCGCTGGGACGAGCTGCTCAACGTCGCCAAACACACTCTGCAGACTGCGGAGCGAATCGGCATCGTGACGCCGCACAATGTCCGCTACGGCATTCACTTCGGACGGCCGGCCTACCTGGACGACGGCAAGCGAGAGCCGAAAACACCGGACAGCATCGAGCGTGTGCGGCAGATACACGAGGACTACGCCGCCAACCGGCCGACGATCAAGACCATGCAGAAGCCGGACCCGCAGGACTACCACGAGCCGAACCGCTGGGCGGGAGAGATACCCTATCGCCCGCTATTCGAGGGCATGCAGGACTCCGGCCGTAACGCCTATCTGCATACGAGACCGATGACGGAGGACGAGCGCAAGCGCTACAGGCTATCGGAAATGTCGCGGCGCATGACAGGCGAAAAACAGGAGGGCGAATAAATGGACTACAAGGAATTGCTAGACCGAAAGCGGGTGTCATTCGAGCCGCGCGGGCTAAGCTCCGTGCCTGAGTTGAATGGCAAGCTGTTTCCGCATCAGAGGCATTCGACTGAGTTTGCGCTTCGTGCAGGATGCGCGGCCCTGTTCCTTGATACTGGATTAGGTAAATCGTTCTGCGCACTCGAATGGGGACGGGTTATTGTTGAGCACACGAACAAGCCAGTGCTGATGCTGGCGCCGCTCGCAGTGGGGCCTCAGCACCAGCGCGAAGCCGACAAGTTCGGCATCGCGGCAAAGTACATCAGAGAGCCGCACGAGATCACCGGTGCCGGGATATGGATCACGAACTACGAGAGGATGGATAAGTTTGATACGTCGATGTTTGCAGGGGTGATCCTCGACGAGAGTTCTATCCTAAAGTCGTTCACTGGCTCAACTACGCGGGCGCTGATGGCGGCATTCGCATCGACGCCGTATCGCATGGCCTGCACTGCGACGCCAGCGCCGAACGATCATATGGAGTTGGGACAGCACAGCCAATTTCTCGGAGCGATGAACTCGAACGAGATGCTGTCTCGCTGGTTCATTGCCGATCAGACGAACATGGGCAAGTACAGGTTGAAGCGAGCTGCAGTCAATCCGTTCTGGGATTGGGTGGCGAGTTGGGCGAGGTGCGTGGCGAAGCCGTCAGACCTCGGGTACAACGATGACGGGTTTCATTTGCCCGACCTCGTGATGAGACAGCACATTGTAGAGGCAGATCGCAGCATCGACGCAGGCGCCGAGAAGGACGGACAAGCGCGACTGTTGCGGATGCCGGAAACGAGCGCAACGTCGATCCATCGCGAGAAGAGACTGACGACGGAGGCACGTGCCGACCGTATTGCGGACAGCGTTGCGGCAGAACCGAGCGAGCCTTGGATAGTCTGGTGTGATACTGACTATGAGGCTGACGCCCTGACCGATCGCATTCCAGATGCAATCGAGGTCCGTGGATCGATGCGGGCCGAAGTGAAAGAGGAGCGACTAGTTGCGTTCTCTACCGGGCAATGCCGTGTTATTGTAACCAAGCCATCTATCGCAGGCTTTGGACTCAACTGGCAGCACTGTGCGCGGCAAGCATTCGTTGGACTGAGTTTCAGTTATGAGAGCTTCTATCAGGCAATTCGCCGGTCTCATCGGTTCGGGCAGTCACGGCCAGTGCATGTTCATGTGGCTATGGCAGATACCGAGAAGGCCATATGGGATGTCGTCAGCCGCAAGAGCGGCGATCATGAGGCAATGAAAACAAATATGCGCGCGGCGATGAAGCGGGCGATGGCTTCGCATCGCGTGTATGAGGATTACAACCCTACAAGAAACGTCGATCTACCCGAATGGATCTCAGAATGGAGGGGCGCAGCATGAACACGATCCTGGATCAAAAGAGCGGAAAGAACTGGACTGCAATCCACGGTGATGCTGTCGAAGCGATCAAGGATCTGCCAGACAACTCGATAGACTTCTCAGTCTACTCGCCACCGTTTTCGTCGCTCTACATCTACAGCGAGAGCGTCCGCGATATGGGCAACGTCGATGGCGACGAGGAGTTCCAGGCGACCTATTCGCATCTGGTCCGCGAGAAGCTCCGTGTTACCAAGCCAGGCCGTCTGACGTCGATCCACGTCAAGGATCTCGTCTACTACTCTAACGCCTCAGAAAAGGGCGACCGTGGCATGCGTGACTTTACCGGCGACTGCATTCGCACACACATCGATGCAGGCTGGACGTTCCACGCAAGACACACGATCTGGCGTTGTCCAGTGAAGGAGATGCAGAAAGCAAAGCCCGACGGTCTGCTGTTCAAGAATTTCCGAACCGATGCGGCACGAGTTCGTGCAGGATTGCCGGAGTATCTTGTGACGTTCCGCAAGTGGGGCGATGGCATGGATGAGACGCCGCCGATTGTTCACGATCCGGCAGAGTTCCCGCTCGACATCTGGCAGCAGTGGGCGTCGCCAGTGTGGATGGATACGCGGGAGACTGACGTTCTCAATGCGAAGGTGGCACGCGACGAGGACGCCGAAAAGCATCTTTGTCCGATGCCTCTCGATTTGACGGAGCGCGCGATCCGGCTTTGGTCCAATCCCGGCGATGTCGTACTGTCGCCGTTCATGGGCATCGGTAGCGAGGGCTACGTCGCCATGAAAACGCGGCGCAAATTCATCGGCTTTGAATTGAAAGAGAGCTACTGGCGGCAGGCGTGCAAGTACATTGCCGAGGCTGAGGGCGAGGCGTCCGGCGGATCACTGCTCGATCTCATGGGCGCGGCATGACTTGGCTCCGCTACATCCCGCATGATGACGTCGGCCGCTATCAGGCGGCCGGCTGGTCAGTGTCTAGCGATCTCGCGCACACGCATCATGGCGCCTATGCCGTATTGATGCAGTGGGTAGGCGACGGCGAACCACCGGAGGCAGCGTCATGACCTCGACACAGCTTGCACTGGCAAGGGCGCTGGCACGCGCGATCGAACGCAGCAAGACGGAGGCAGCCAAATGAAAAAGCTCCGTGTGCTCGATCTGTTTTCTGGAATAGGGGGATTTAGCCTTGGCCTTGAGCGAACAGGCGGATTTGAGACCGTCGCCTTCTGCGAAATCGAGCCGTATCCAAGAGCCGTGCTCGCCAAGCACTGGCCAGACGTCCCCATCTATGACGACGTCCGAACCCTTACAGCCGATGCTCTTCGACAAGACGGAATTGCAGTCGATGTCATCTGCGGCGGGTTCCCGTGCCAGGACGTTAGCTTCGCTGGAAAACGGGCTGGCCTTGAAGGTGCACGATCTGGTCTCTGGCGCGAGTATGCCCGTCTCATTGGCGAACTACGACCCCGTTTCGTCATCGTGGAAAACGTGCCAGGGTTGCTTAATCTCGGGATGGGAGCCGTTCTCGGAGACATGGCCGCGCTCGGGTACGATGCGACGTGGGACTGCATACCTGCTGCCGCCGTTGGTGCCCCTCACCGCCGAGACCGGATCTGGCTCGTCGCTACCGACGCCAACTGCGAAAGCAAACATGATGGCTCCCAGCATGCAGAAGTGGGCGGCGCATCGCAACCTGTGGCCGACGCCTACGGCCTCGCTGGGCACAAATGGCGGCCGTGTGACGCCACGGAAGGGACGGGAAGGCGAGACGCTGATCGAGGCGGTGTCTGCACGTCAGTTCGCGACCCCGACCGCAAGGGATTGGCGGTCGGGGA